AACAAATAAAAATCTTGGGGATAATGATAAATTAATTATCGAAAGAGGAAAACCAATTGAGATAATAAAAGAATATAAAATCAAAGACTTTGGATATGATTATGATGGTAAAATTATTGTTGAATCAGTTAATTACGGTGAAAATTTTACTGGTGGACAACCCGAAACAAACTGTATAGGTAAAGATTTTATAAAAGTTAGGGAACTTGGTACATATTCACCAATATCATTTTATTGTAGACAAACGACATTCGAATTGAAATATGAAAATCGTTCAAGAACCGAACAACCGGCGTCTCAACCAAAAAATAATCCAACTAATCCAGTTACGACAGTAGAACCAAATGGTAAAATACCAATTTCACAACCATCCAAAAAACCACCAATTGACCCAATAAAAAGAGTCATTGCAAAAACTCTTTCAGAATGTTTTTATTTTAAAAAATTAGAAGAAACCGACCCCATATCTTTTAAGTCCCTTAAAGACAAATTAAAATATTTCCACCCTGCTTTTCACTCGATGACACCTGAAGGTTTAAATAGTAGGTTAACATTTTTATTACAGTGTGTTAGACCTGGTGACACAATACCGATAAAAGGTATATCTGAAGATTCAGATTTAAACGCAAGAAACACATCTTTTGGTCCACCACCAATTTGTGTAATTAGAATCGGTGATTTTTATCACTCAAAAGTAGTAATAAGAGATGTTCAAATTAATTACGATGATGGTGGCCAAATACTTTGGGATTTAAATCCCGAAGGTATTGGTATTCAACCGATGGTTGCAAGTGTTACGTTACAAGTTTCATTCATTGGTGGTCATGGGTTATCTAAACCCGTTGAAAGACTTCAAAACGCGTTGTCGTCTAATTTCTTTGCGAATACCGAAATGTACGATGAAAGGTCAATTTCAACAAATGAAACAATTGGTGGAATGACACCTGAAGAATTTACAAAAGACTTTTTAGATAAACTAAACCAATCATACTACAATATTACACCAAGTGCAGATTTAATAAAAAACAATAAAAATATTACCCAAAATAATTACATGGGTGTGCCTGTTGGAAATACAACGAACGTTGAAGAAATGAGTTACACAGAATTAGTAACAAACCTTTTTGATTTAACAAAAAATTATTTTGAAAAATATGTTTCAATATACAATCAAATATATACAAAATACGGGAAAGACATAACAACAATGTTATTAAAAAATGATTATAGACCAATATACCAATATGATGTTTATACTTCAACGTCGCCAACACCTGGTAAAGTATTGGAATTATTTGGTTTACATGAAAAAAGAAAAGAATTATCTGTTTATTCTGAAGGTTTGGAACTGGCGTTAAATAATTTTATTGATAATTCATCAACAACATATTTATCAAATTTGTTTACTTTTGATAAAGTAATCACGGGCTCTTTGTTAATAGATACAAATGAAAAAATAATAAAACCATTTATTAAAAAGGTAATTCAGGAAAAAGTAGATAAGATTTCTGATGGTGAAATATTAAAAGAATTAGAAGAATCGAGAAACGATTTAATAAAAACATTAGATAAATTAAACTTTGTTATAAAAAATGCAAAAGATTCTACTATCGACAATGATACAGTAAAAAGCCTTCAGTTTTCGGGATTTACTTCAGATTTATTATATAAGGAATATGAGTCATGTATAACGTATATTGAAGAAAATCATTCAAAATTAACTGTTGATTTATCGACAAACATTACTTTTTTAAATCCAACAATACAATCTTCTGATTTTGATTTTATTATCAGTCAATTATTATTTGATAAAATAGAATCATTCATGAATCTTTTTACTGATACATCTCTTTATCCTGAAACAGTAAAGAACAAGTTAAAAACAAGATTACAAAATTTTATTAATGTACCGAATAAAAAGGATTTTAAATTTACAAAATTTAAAGACAGAAAAAATGGTAAAGAAATAAACTTTGATGTTATAACCATATCGGATGAAACAAATGGAACAATTATAAATGAATCAACTAAAATATTTTCAGAATCAAATGAAGTGACAAATAAATTAAATTTTTATAGAAAAAAATAATGAGTAGGCAGTATTTTGATAGATATCAGTTTTTTATAGAAGATGGTTCTTTTAGAGTTGTTCCCGGTATTGAAATACCAATAAAAACAACAGACAAGTATATGTTCTTTAAAAAAGGTAGAGACAGATTAGATAGATTATCTTTGGAGCATTATGGTTCACCCGTCTTTGGTTGGTTAATTCTCCAAGCCAATCCAACTGTTGGTGGATTGGAGTTTGAGATACCTGATAATTTTGTTTTACGTATTCCTTTTCCATTAGTTATTTCTTTACAAGACTACAAAAGAAATGTAGAATTATATAACTTGTATTATGGCGAACAATAGAGACTACACGAATAGTGAAAATATTTTAGTAAAAGTTGACCAAAATAATCTTGTTTATGTTGACCCAAATAGTGTTGTAGATTCTAATGGAGAAATACAACCAAGAGGACATAAACAAGAGAACTTGGTTATGTACGTAAACTTGGAAGCCGATTTAGTACCTAGAACAGTATTAATATCTGATAACGATAAGGGAAACACATTGACACAAATTGCTGGTGGTAATTTAAATTTTTTAAAAAATGCAACCGGAGACGGTAATTTTGACGCAACTTGGACAGATGCATTTGTTCCAAAACCAATACAAGGTCAAGAATCGAACTATAAAAATGGTTATGATGTGACGTTTGGTGAAAATCAATTTAAAGATACTAGTGGTCAAAGTTTTGGTATTGATTCCATCAGTATTTCAATTAAAGGAGCGAATTTTGTTCCAACTGTTAATATAAGTTTTATAGATGTTAGAGGTAAAACTTTATTTGAATCAAGTGAAAATTCACCATATAGAGCGTTTTTTCATTTACCATGGCCAATATTTTATCTAACTGTAAAAGGTTACTATGGAAAGGCAATAAGATATAGATTACACATGACAAAGTTTTCATCAAGATTCAATGAATCTAATGGAAATTTTGAAATATCAACCATTTTCGTGGGTTCAACATATGCTTGGATGAACGACATTACATTATCTCAAATAATAACATGTCCTTACATGTTTTTAGTTGAAGAAAACAAAAATACAAGTTTTAATGAAAAAACAGGATTGTATGAAAAAACAGTATCTCACTCCTCAAGAGGTTATCAAATATTAAAATCTGTTTACAGACAGTACGAACAAAAGGGATTAATACCAAAAGGATTTCCTGTAAGAACATTAACAGAAATGGGTTACATAGCGGAAAGTTTGGATAAGATTTTAGAACAACAAATTTTTAGTGGTGTTGATATGGGTGTTTTTCAAGGAGTTAAAGAATTGGATGAAACAATAAATAATTACGAAAATTCTTTTAAAGCGTGGGCAAAAAAGAATTTATCCAATGAATCTGAAAAGATAAGTGAGGATGAATTTTGGTATTATACTTCATTAAAAGATAAAACAAAATTGGACACCGTAGTTGGTGATAAAAATGGAACGTTAGAATTGTTAATAAAAAATTTTAATGAAACCATCGAAAAAAATAGATTGTTTACTCAAACACTTTCTAACAATACTACTGGTGATTTTAAAAAAATATCAATAAAAAAATCGAAAAGTGCGTCAACATATTATAAAATACTAACTGACAAAAAAGTGGTAATTAATATTGATGGTATTTTTAACGATATCTTTCAGATAAGAAAATCATTCGAAGAACAAAGAAAAAAATTGGAAGATGATGTTGAGTTTAGAATGAATGAAATAATCAAAGGAAAAGAAGGATTTGGATTTGAACCAACAATTAGAAATATGTTCGCTGTTTTATTGGCAAATGCTGAAGTTTATATTCGACTAATGAAAGATGTACACAACAAAGCATTCACCGCTTCTTTAAGTAGAAAAAATTCGGTCAAAAATCTTTCAAAAGAATCCAAAGGTGAGAGTATTTATCCGTGGCCCGAAGTTTCAAAACCACAACAGGGTGGAAAAATAAATGTGATTGCATATCCTGGCGATGAACAACTTATTCACAAGTTAGAATCGTATGATAGTACTAAATGGCCCGAAGTTGATTTTGTGGAGGAGTATATTAAAATTAATACAAATAGAGTTGAAACAAATGTACAAAATGAACCAACAAGAAACGATGTTAACTATGTGTTTGATTCTAATGCAGATTTAAACAGTGTCTCACCAATATCAACGACCGATTTTATTATAAGTAGAGTGCCTTATATTGATAAAGATTACGCATCATTTTTATATGAAATCTATGAAAGAGCCAGATTTTTAACGATGTTTGATTCTTTTACTAATGAAATGTTAACTGAGTTGGCAAATGAAGAGTTTAATAATATTAAAAAGTCAATAGAAGAAGATGGTGATTTGATAGAAATTGCTAAAAGAATAAGGTCAGTAGATGATTTCATTAGGGTCGAATATCAACAAACAAAAAAAGACGAAAACGGTAAAATCGAATTAGACGAAAATAATAACCCTAAAACACAAACCGAGTACAGTGGTTATTTGTTTATCTCATCACCTTATGATAAATTTTCAAAATACAAAGACACGTTACCTACAACCAATTATTTGGTTGAAACATTAGAGGAACCTTTCAAGTTTGAAAGTTATAATTTAAACGTTACAATAAAAGACGGTGGATTAGATAGTGATAAAATAAATAACTATTTGTTAAATTATCGACCAGAATCATATAGAAAAAACATATACCCATTTAATTCAAATACATATTTGGGATACATAAACAAAACAACCTTTAGTGATGATAATTTTAAATTTAACGGAATATTAAAACATGAATCTTCTAATGGTTTTATATCGTCACCAATTAATCCAAACTCATGGGTAAAATCAGGAGGAAATAATTTAACTAATTTCTTTTCAAATACTGTTAGTGTAACAGGAAACACGGTTTCGATTTTAAATACACCATACTTCCATAATCAACTTTACTATGATTTCAATAAATCTACAGTAAACGGTAAATATGCGGGTTCGGCGTATCTTTTACTTAATTCTTTACCTTTTATTGATTTAGATGACCAAATCACATTTGGAAACACATCAATACTAACATCTTCCTTATTTAGAGAAATTGGTTCTACACATTTCATTCCATATCATTTATTGTTAAAATGGGGGTCCATTTACCACAGATACAAAACACATCTTATTGACGGATATGACATTTTAGAAGGTGCAATAAATTCAAGTTATGTCACTAAACCATTGTCAGGTCAAACATTCTTTGATAATAATTCAGGATATACTTTTACAATAACCCCCAAAGTATCAACAACAACCGGTTCAACTCTTAATGTATCGTACACTGGTTACACAAGTGTAGGACTGAGCCCCTTTTATCAATCAATATATAGTCAAATTGTTAATGATTATACTCATTACAACAATTCATTGGGTAATTCTTCCTATTCTGCAAATACTTTGAATAATAGTATAATACATAGAGTCAGGACAAAAACGCAAATGAACTATTGGGATGTAATAGTTGACAATACAAAGTATAAAACGGACGAAAAGACATACACTCTTTTACCATCTATTGGTGATTATTCTAGTGCAAAAATATTTGTTTATACTGATAATTCATTTGATTTCGTACAACAAATTGGTTTTAGAACCTTATGGTTTTTAGATGATACCATAACTAATTCATTTACTGGTCAAACTTTTCCAACACCTTATGAATATTTTAGAACAACAGGAAACACTTATTCTATATCTACAAATTATAAAAAAGCAATTGATTTAATTGGTACATTTAGTCCAACAATTCTCGAATATTTCGAAAGTTATTTTTTGGATTTTGCTAGTCAAAAAATGAACGATGAATTGCCTTATAAACCATTCAATAATTTGAATTTTCAAAAATTCCAAGATGTATTAACAAGATTAAGTGTTATTGATAAAACCAATTTACCACAAGACCCAATATTATTATCCGACATTGATTTACTAATTGATAATTTGAAACGAAAACAAAAAGAGGCGGCAGAAAGTATAACCAATAGTATTTTAGGTAGTAATAATCTAATACAGTTTAGTTTATCAAACCCAAAAGAAATCGACCCTTTTATATTGTATGGAATGACAAAATCAAATCCCGATACAACATATTTAACACAACCATTTAGTTCTTCTGACATTAACTCAACAAATCAAAATTTTATAAAATTATACATTGGAGAAGATATTGACGGATACTATTTAGAGTTTTTTAGTGTTAACAATATCAAATTAACTGAAGACAATATAAAAAGACATAGACCATTTGCTCAAATTTATGGTGGATATAGAAAAAATGGAGGTGCGGCTAGCAGGTCTTCTTTTTTAAACTATCTTAAAAATGAGGTCATTATTAAAAATACCGGTGGAAATATAATTGCTGAAGGTTCCGATATTAGATTTAGATATTTTTTAACTCAACTTTTGGTTAACTTTCCAAATTTAGATAGTAAAAAATCAAAAAACCCAGCATCTAGAATTGATATGTTTAGAGGTTATAATAGTGATAATACAAAATTAGAATTATATAACACGTTCAAATCATTTAATGACAAATGGACATCGGGTAATTCAATCGGGCAAAGATTATTGTTAGAAGAATTTTTATTTTTAGATAAAGCAAATCGAGACATTGGAGATAAATTGTATCTTAATATCGATAGATTTAAAGACCTTCTACAACCAAAAAATTTAAAACAATCTTTGTACGGAGCAATATCCATGTTAATCCAAGGAACGGGATTGGATATGAGGGCATTACCGGCATACATAAATTTTTATGGAAACAATGTCAACATCAAAAATAAAATAAGACCTTCAAAAAAAGTTGCATCAGATTTGTTCGGAACATTTTTAGAAGTTGATTACCAAGAATCGACACCAAAAATTATTATTCAATTAGTTGGGAACAATTCAAAAAGATTGGATATGTCAAATAGTAAACCATACAAGTTTACAGACGATGGTTTTTATGTTGGAAGTCAAAATAATAATCCTTTGTTGATAACGTCTTTAGAAAACTTTTCAAGAAATGACCTATCAAAATCTAATCGGGTTGTTGCTTTTGAAGTTAGTTTTGGAGACCAAAATCAAGGAATATTTAAAGGACTTACACTTGACCAAACAAGTTTAAAAAACACATCCGAATCGTTTCTTGTTTTGGAGAATTTAACTAGGTCAGCTTCAGGTGCAGGTGTATATAATGTTGATGTTTCGTTATTTGATTACTATAAACAAGCATCTTACAAGTGTGACGTAACTTCCATGGGTAATGTCATGATACAACCAACAATGTTTTTTTATTTGAAAAACGTACCCATGTTTAGAGGTTCATATTGGATAACCGAAGTGACACACACAATAAAATCAAATAATATATCTACAACATTTTCTGGTACAAGACTACCATATTCATCTTTACCCGACCCAAAGGACTCTTTTATTGCTAGTTATAGAATATTGTTTGATAAGATACAATCTAAAGCAGCTAGAATAGTAAAACAACGAGAATCTAATAAAACCGATACACAAGAAACAGTTCTATACCAGAAAATAAATTACATTACAGATAGGGGAGGTAAAATTATTCAAGGAGAACAAATACTTAATAAGTTAGAAGATGTTGGTATTAATAAGTTTGGTGTACCATTTAATGGATTTAATGAACAAAGAACTATTCAAAAGGTAAAAAATAATAACCAAATTTGGTTAAGAGGATTGGTTGTACAAATGGGTGGAACGGGGAATACGATTAATGATACAACAAGTATGAATATTGCAAATGGTATTAAATTCTCAGACATTCAAAATACCAATTACAAGTATTTTATGGTTAATTTTCAACTATCAAGACAAATCACCGCAGATTTAATTAGAACCGCGAAAACAACTTTTAAAAATCCAAAAAATAATAAAACGGTTGTCGTTAACCCAAATTATCAATTGGATTCGTCTTTAGGAACAATTGTTGCGGAAGGGCCCGTTGCAATAGGACCAATAAGTAGTACTTATGGAATCGCGTTATCAAAGAAATTAATGAGTGAACTTAAATTATTTGATGGTGACGTTGTTTATTTTAATATGGAATAATTGGATATTTTCTTTTTTTTGAATATTTATATAAAAAAAGAAATATGAACAGTGAAAATTTTAATAAGTCTTTAGATAATTTTATGAGTAAAACAAAGACAACCAAAAAATTAAACAACACCGAGACAGAGGAATGTGATTTACAAACAGGTGAGTGTTATGTAATAAGGTCTAAAGATGGTATTGTTGAAAGAATAAATAAAAAATACATAACTGAAGACGGTAGACAACTTTTACAAGATTAATATGAAAAATTTAGAAAAAAAATTAATGGAAGAAATTGCTCGACACAGAGCAATTAACAATTACACTAATCGTTTAATGGAACAAGCGGAATTACCACCAGCTGATACCGCCATGGACCCCACAGCATCACCACCAGCAGATACTGCCGGTTTACCACCATCCGACCCTGGTGTGACACCACTACCATCCGATGCTCCTGTTGAACCTGAGACAGAAGAAATAGATATAACTGACTTGGTTAATATGACTAAATCAATTAAAAAAGATTTAGATGATAAAAACACAGAAAACATGGAAGTAGTGAATAAAATGGATAGTGTTTTCACCAAGTTAAATGATTTGGAACAAAAATTATCTCAAATGGACTCTGTTATTAGCAAGATAGATGAATTGGGTAATAAAGTTGAAACTATGAAAGAAAAAACCCCACAAGAAAAATTGCAGTTAAGGTCATTAGATTCGTATCCATTTAATTTAAATCCCCAACAATTTTTTGCTCAAAAACAAACAGAAATGCAACAGTCTGGTAAAAACGAATATGTTTTAACTAAACAAGATATTGATGATTATTCCTTAGATACAATAAGAAATAGTTTTAATCCAGAACAAGAAGAAGATGAATTTAAGTTCTAAAGTAAACCTTTTAATTGGATTACAATTACAATTAAAAATAAATCATTGGCAAACCAAAGGTGTTGCTAGACATGAAGCATTTGGTAAAACATATGATGCATTATCGGATTTAATTGATGATTTTGTTGAAATAGCGATGGGTAAATATGGTAGATTTATTTTAGATGAAGAAACAAAAACAATTAAGTTAATTAATTTATCAGAAATGAACCCGTCTGATATGATAAAAACATGTACAGAGGGTTTAATACAATTCTCCGAAGACTTAGATAGAACCGCGGATACAGATTTATTAAATATAAGAGACGAAATACTTGGAAATTTAAATAAATTATTGTATCTTTTAACTTTAGAATAAGTTAGGTTCGTTAGTAGAGTTGGTTACAATATCGCACTGTCACTGCGAAGGTCATGGGTTCGATTCCCATACGAACCGCGTTTGGGACTTTTGTTCCTCCTCACCCCAAATCTCAGGGTGGGGAAAAACAGGGGAATATATCAATTGGTTAGATTACGTGCTTTGGGAGCACGAGGTTGTGGGTTCGAGTCCCGCTTCCCCTACCAATACAAAAAAAAATTGATAACGTTTTGAAATTTGATTTTTATTACGTATATTTTAGATACAATTAAAAACAAAAAATTATGTCAACATTAGAAGCAGTACTAGCACAGTACGAAAAAAACAAACAAGCCACAAGTGGCACCGTTGGAATGTCTCAAGAAGACAGGATGAAAAAATACTTCACTACCGTTTTACCTAAAGGTATTCGTAGTCAAGAAAAAAGAATTAGGATTCTTCCCGCAAAAGATGGCTCACCTTTTGTAGAGGTCTTTTTTCATGAAATCCAAGTAAATGGAGATTGGGTTAAACTTTATGACCCAAAACAAGAGGGAAAACGTTCTCCATTGGATGAAGTTCGTGAAGGTTTAATGACATCAGGAGTTGAATCCGATAAAGTACTTGCTCGTCAATATCGTTCTCGCAAATTCTTTATCGTTAAATTGATTGATAGAGATAATGAACAGGATGGTGTAAAATTTTGGCGTTTTAAGTATAACACAAAAAGTGAAGGTGTTTATGATAAATTGATTCCTTTATTTAGGAACAAAGGTGATATTACCGACCCATTAAAAGGACGAGATTTGATTTTGAATTTGAACCTTTCAAAAGCAGGTAATGGTAGGGATTATACCACAATTACTCAGATTATCCCCGAGGACCCAAGTCCATTGCATGAAGATAAATCAGTTGCGGATTCTTGGATTAACGACCCATTAATTTGGTCTGATGTTTATTCGAAAAAACCAGAAGAGTATTTGGAAATGGTTGCAACTGACCAAAATCCAAAATGGGACAGCGTTACAGGTAAGTGGGTGTCCACATCTTCAGGTGAAGAAAAAATCGGGGGCTCTAATAAAACAGAACAACCACAAACACAAGAACCTGATTATGTTGACCCACAAGAAGGTTTTACTGAAGACGACGAACTACCATTCTAATTAAGATTGAGCATGGACACTATCATAGACACTGTGTCCATGCTCTTATTTTTTTAAACAAAAAATTATAAAATATACAATGCCAATTAAGAAAAAAGAATTCGATTATATTTCAAAATTTTCTTCTAAAACAAAATACAAAGAAGAGAAATTTTATTATTGTGGTGAAACCTTTAATGGTGCATGTGGTTTACCGGGTCCCGTTATGGGTAATATAAACATGTTTTTGGGCCACACTAATTCATCAAAGACAACCGCAATGATATTGTCTGCGGTTGACGCTCAAAGGAGAGGTGATTTAGTTGTCTTCATTATCACTGAAAGAAAATGGAAATGGGAACACGCAGTTGAATTGGGTCTTGAAGCAAAAAAAGATGAAAACGGTGAATGGTCAGGAGATTTCATCTTTAACGATTCTTTTGAGTATATTGAACAAGCAACCGATTTTGTTAATGAGATTATAGACGCTCATGAAAATGGTGACATCCCAAGAAATATATTACTTTGTTGGGACTCGATAGGTTCAATTCCATGTAAAATGACCTTTGAAGGTAAAGGAGGAAAACAACATAACGCCAGTGTATTGTCAGATAAAATTGGAATGGGAATACATGCGAGAATTACCAAATCAAAAAAAGAAGATTATCCTTCCGCAGAAAATTCATATTATTTGACAATGGTTGTGGTTAATCAACCATGGGTTGAATTACCTGATAATCCTTTTGGTCAACCAGAAATTAAAGCAAAAGGTGGGGAGGCTCTTTGGTTGGCATCCGCGTTGGTTTTCTTGTTTGGTAATCAGAAAAAATCGGGAATCAATCATATTGATGCGGTAAAAGATGGTAGAAAAATCACATACGCCATTAGAACAAAAATATCAATAATAAAAAATCACGTCAATGGTTTGGGATATAAAGATGGGAAAGTGATTGTCGTTCATAATGGATACATTCCTGATACAAAAGAATCGTTAGAAACTTATAAAAAAGAATACTCTAACTTTTGGAAAGAAAAAATAGGTGGTGGTGATTTTGAGTTAAAAGACTCAGTTATTTTTGAAGAAGATTCAGATGAATCTTGATTGTTTAACAATTAGAACAATGATAAATGTCTAATGTACTTTTAGTAGATGGCGATAATTTACTAACAATCGGGTTTTTTGCACTAAAAAATCATTTTCATAAAGGGGAACATATTGGTGGGATATATCATTTCATCAATACTATTCGTATCTTTATTGATAAACATCATTTAGATAAAGTAGTTGTTTTTTGGGATGGAGAAAACGGTTCACAAACTAGAAGAGGTTTTTATCACCAATATAAACAAAATAGAAGGGTTAGAATTAGGACAGAAGAAGAATTAAATTCATACACAAGAGAAAGAAATAGGATAAAACAATATTTAGAAGACCTATATGTTAGACAAGGTGAATATGAATATTGTGAAAGTGATGACTCGATTGCGTATTATGTTCAAAATTCACCAAATGAAAATAAGATTATTTTTTCAGGGGATGGTGACCTTACTCAATTAGTTTCTGAAAAAACAAGAATATATAATCCATCGTATAGTAAATTTTATCAACAAAATGATATGTTTACATACGAACAAGAAGAAATTTTGATTGAAAATGTTAAATTTGTTAAAATGATATGTGGTGATAAATCCGATAATATCGCGGGAATAAAAAGTTTAGGAATCACAAAATTGGTAAATGCTGTTCCTGAATTAAAAGAAAGGCAATTAACATTAGAATATATAAGAAATAAATTTAATGATTTGTTTGAAAATGATAAACATAACAAGTCAATAACTAATTTTATAACTGGTGTTACTAAATACGGTGTTTTGGGAGAGGAGTTTTTTCAAGTTAATGAAAAAATAGTTAGTCTTGATTCCCCATTTTTAACCGAAGATGCTAAAGAATCAATATCTTTATTAGTAGATGATTATATGGATTCAGAGGGTCGTTCATATAAAAACACAATGAAGATGATGATTGAGGATGGATTATTTTTACTACTACCAAAATCGGATGATGCATGGATAAAATTTTTAAACCCATTTTTAAGATTAACAAGAAAAGAAAAAAATAAAAAAACAATTAAAATCAAAACAAATGAATAATCAAGAACTATTAAAATTCGAATTTCTACTTACACTTGAAAACAATATCGTATGTCAAAGGTTTTTCAACGTAAGAGAGTACAATCCACAGATTCGCCATTCTATGGATTTATACTACATTGTAAAAAATATTTGCGATGAAATTGGTGAAGATTTAAAAATAAAAACTATGGATTATCTATACGATAACATGGAATTTTTTTACGATTCGGATGACTCCGAAACTAAATTAGACAGTACTCAAGAGTACTTTGTTTTGGAAATTAAGTTAGGTGATGAAGTATTTATCAGAAGTATGTTTCCGGCTAACTATTATCACCCGAAGGTAAGGTATACTGTAGATATTCGTCCATATCTTAAAAGATATTTATCAGAACTAACAAACGTATTGTCTTCTAAAGATTTGGAAACAACGTATTTAAATTATGAATTATAAAAAATAAAAAAACATGTCAGAAAAAAATTTTGGATTTCTAGGAGCATCATTTCAACAAACACTTTTAAAAGCAATTATCGAAAACAAAAAATATGGAGAACAAATTATTGATGTAATTGAAAGCAAATACTTTGACAATCAATCATTTAAATACATTACCCAACACATTAAAGAGTATTATCAAAAATATAATAAAATTCCTGATTATCAGAGTTTATCACAGACAATTGTGATGGAGTATGGTTCTCAAGAATCTGCTAGAGTCCATCTTGATACAATACAAGATTTAATGGATAACACCAAAGAGGACCCTATGGTCCAAGAAGAGGCGTTAAATTTTTGTAAACAACAAAATCTCAAAAAAGAGATTAAACATGTCAATACTATTATTGAAAACGGGGCATTTCAAGAATATCATAAAATTGAGGGGATAATACAGAAAGCACTTAGAGTTGGTCTACCGCCCGATGAGACCGTCGATGTTTTTCAAAACATTGACCAAGCGTTAGAAAAGGATAATAGGTGCCCCATACCAACTGGTATCAGTGGTTTAGACAGTGTACTTAAAGGTGGTTTAGGTATAGGTGAATTAGGTGTAGTATTAGCACCAACAGGTACAGGGAAATCGACATTATTAACTTTATTTGCTAACACGGCATATAACTACGGTTTCAATGTGCTTCAAGTATTTTTTGAGGATAGTACAGATGTTATTAAACGTAAACATTATACCATATGGTCGGGTGTTTCACCAGATGAACAACCAGATAATAAAGAATTAGTAAAAAATGCTGTTTTAGAAAAAAGTACAAACAGTAAGGGGAGTCTTGATTTGTTAAAATTACCAAGTGATTCTGTTACCATTTCTGAAATAAAAACAAGAATTAGAAAAAGATTATCTGAAGGAAAAAAAATAGACTTATTGATAATTGATTACGTTGATTGTATATCACCAGAAAAATCACAATATGGGGATGAATGGAAAGGTGAGGGTTCCGTAATGAGAAGTTTAGAATCTATGACAAATGAATTTAATTTAGTAATATGGACCGCTACTCAAGGTAATAGGGAATCTATTTCATCAGAAGTGGTTAATAGTGACCAAATGGGTGGTTCAATTAAAAAAGCTCAAATTGCTCACGTGATTCTATCGATAGGTAAAACTATTGAACAAAAAGACCACAAAATGGCAACTATGACCCTTCTTAAATCAAGAATAGGTAAGGACGGTATTATATGGCAAAACTGTAAATTTGATAATGAATATTTGATTATTGATACCGAATCTCAAACAACTCTTCTCGGACACAAAGAGGAGAAACAAAAAGACAACGCTACGAGAGCAAAAGAAGCTTTTATCCGTAGAAATCAAATGTTGAACACAAATTAAAAAAAAAATTATAATTATGAAAGAAAAGATTTTACAAGAAAATCCGGGTCGCTTTGTCCTTTTTCCAATTGAATATCATGACATTTGGAGGCTTTATAAACAACAACAGGCTTGTTTTTGGACCGCGGAAGAAATAGATTTAAAGGATGATATCTATGATTGGGAAAATAAATTAAACGAAGATGAACAACATTTCGTAAAACATGTTTTGGCGTTTTTTGCTGCATCTGATGGTATTGTTAATGAAAATTTAGCGATGAATTTTGTTAATGAAGTTCAATACACTGAAGCGAAAATGTTTTATGGTTTTCAAATTATGATGGAAAATATTCATAGTGAAACCTATTCGTTGTTAATTGACACTTATATTAAAGACAAACAGGAACAAAATAAATTATTCAATGCGATTGAAACTATTCCGGCAATTAAAAAGAAAGCGGAATGGGCAATAAAGTGGATTAACTCCGATTCGTTTGTTGAAAGATTAATTGCTTTTGCCGCTGTTGAAGGTATCTTCTTTTCGGGTTCATTTTGTTCAATTTTTTGGTTGAAAAAACGTGGATTAATGCCCGGTCTAACTTTCTCAAATGAATTAATCTCAAGAGACGAAGGTATGCACTGTGACTTTGCTTGTCATCTATACAATCAACATATTCAAAATAAATTGTCTGAAAAGAAAATAAAAGAAATCATATGTGGTGCTTTAGAAGTAGAAAAAGAATTTATTCTTGAGGCATTACCTGTTAGATTAATTGGGATGAATTCTGACCTAATGTCTCAATATTTGGAATTTGTTACAGATAGACTATTAGTTTCTTTAAATTGTTCTAAAGTATATAATGTTGAGAACCCTTTTGATTTTATGCAAAATATCGCACTTCAAGGTAAAACTAATTTCTTTGAAAAAAGAGTTGCTGAATACCAAAAAGCGGGTGTGAATACTGTTACATCTATTGAGGATATGAGTGGTTCATTTGATGATGTTGATTTTTAAAATTTAAAGATATGAAAGTTAAAAAAAGAGATGGCTCATTGGAAGAAATGAGATATGACAAAATTACAAGAAGAATTCAAAATTTTTGCGATGATTTAAATCTTGAATATGTTGACCCGACATTGATAACCCTTAAAGTGACACAAGGTATTTATGACGGTATATCAACAACAGAGTTAGATGTTTTAGCAGCGGAAACTGCGGCATCTCTTGTCACCTCTCACTCAGATTACGCAAAATTAGCTGGTAGATTGGCGGTATCTAATTTACATAAAACCACACCAAAAAAATTCTCACATTCAATCAAGGAATTGCATTTATTTGTTGAACCGAAAACAAATAAGGAATCTTCATTAATTTCAAATGAAACCTATAATTTTGTTCAACAATATAAGGATGTTTTAGATGGTGCGATTATTCAAGAAAGAGATTTTGATTTTGATTATTTTGGGTTTAAAACATTAGAACGTTCATATCTATTAAAGATTGGTAATCGTATTGTTGAAAGACCACAATACATGTACATGAGAGTTGCTGTTGGTATTTGTAATAATGACATAGAGACCGCTTTAAGAATTTATGATGATTTATCACAACATTATTATACACACGCAACACCTACTTTATTTAACGCAGGAACACACAGACCACAAATGTCGTCCTGTTTCTTGATTGGTAATAAAGGTGATGATATTGATGGTTTATTTGACACAATAAAAGATGTCGCGAAGATATCTAAATGGGCCGGTGGTATTGGTTTACATGTTCATGATGTAAGAGGTAAAGGTGCATATATCAAAGGTACTGGTGGAGAATCAGATGGTTTGTTACCAATGATGAAAACATACAATGAAGTTGCTCGTTGGATTAACCAAGGGGGTCGCCGCCGCGGTTCATTCGCTGTTTATCTTGAACCATGGCACTCAGATGTATTTGAGTTTATTGAATTAAGAAAAAATCATGGAAAAGAAGAATTAAGGGCTAGAGATTTATTTTTAGCAATGTGGGTCCCTGACTTATTTATGAAAAGAGTAGAACAAGATTTAGAATGGTCATTATTTTCACCAGATGAGGCACCTGGATTATCTGACGTATATGATGACCCATACAAATTTACACAAGATTTTACTGAGTTATATGAAAGATACGAAAAGGAGGGTAGGGCTAGAAAAGTTGTAAAGGCCAGAAAATTAATGGACGCTATTTTAACTGCTCAAATTGAAACAGGTGTTCCTTATATGTTATATAAGGATGCTGCTAATTACAAATCAAACCAAAAGAATTTAGGTACAATAAAATCATCTAATTTGTGTATAACAGGTGACCAAAGAGTGGTGACAACAAAGGGTTACTTAACAGCCAAAGAATTGTGTGAAATGGATGTGGAATTAGAACTTTTTAATGGTTCTGAAATTGTCAAATCATCCAAAATGATTAAACGAGGTGAAAATGAAGATGTTTATAAAATAACATTAGAAAATGGTATGGAACATAAAGTAACACCATATCATGGAATACCTGTAATTGACTCAAGAAATAATATAACACGTATTGAATGTAAGGATTTAAAAATAGGTGATAAAATAGCAGTACAAACTAATAAAGGATTGTTTGGTTCAAAAGAAATGGTAGATGAGGCCTTTTTATTGGGTTTATATCAATCAGATGGTACACAAAACAAATCATCAATTTTATTTGATTTATGGGAAAATGATTTTGATTTAGTTGAAGAGATTGAAAACAAAATTCAAAAATTATATTCAAAATACGAGTATAAACCTAGATATTCAACTAAAGGTGGTAAATTTATAGATTGTGTTGTTTCATTTTCTAAAGTAAAGAAAAAAAGATTATCTAGTGAATTTTTTAAAAAAGAATTACTCTTTGAAAAGGGATATGTACCCGAATGGATTTGGTCTTCAAATGAAGAAACGCAATGGTCTTATTTGCGGGGTTTATTATTTGCTGATGGAACAGCTAATAAAAATAAATCAAAAGGGGAGCCAACACAAATAAGTTATGCCGACATAAATATTGATTTTTTAAAAGAGCTTCAATTAATTTTTCAAAATTTAGGTCTTCAAACATCTATTAGATTGTTAAGAAATGGAGGTCAACGGTCATTACCAAATGGTAAAGGTGGATATTCACTATACAAAACAAAAGATTGTTATAGATTAATTGTTGGTAATAAAAATGACTCACAAAAAATAAATGAAAAAATAGGGTTTCTTGATAGAAAAAACATAATCATTGATAATCGTGAATTTCGGGATAATACGAAAAAGGGATATAAAGTAAAATCCATAGAATATGTGGGTAAAGAAGATGTTTATTGTCCAACAATTTATAATGATGAACATATTTTTATTTCACAAGGATTAAAAACATTTAATTGCACTGAAATTCTAGAATTTTCTTCTTCAGAAGAACAAGCGGTTTGTAATTTAGCATCAATTGCTTTACCAAAATACATAGTCAACAAAGAATTTAATCACGATTTACTATATGAATATGTGTATCAAGTTGTAAAAAACTTAAACAACGTTATTGATTTAAATTTTTATCCTACTGAGGAAACAAAACTTTCAAACATGAAACATAGACCAGTTGGTTTAGGTGTTCAAGGATTGGCAGATGTATTTTGTATGTTAAAATTACCTTT